ACAAGAATAGCCACTAAAGCGGCAGCGCCGGCGACCGCAAGCGTAAACGGATTAAGCGACATCGCCGCTGTTAGCCCTTGAAATGCTGTCGTAGCGCCTTGTATCCATGTTGCGGCGTTCTTTGCAATGGAGAGTGCTGCAAAGGCGGTTGCAGCCGCAGAAACTAACGGTAAAACAACGTCAATATGGTTGCAAAGGAATTCAATCGTATTTGCCAGCACTTCTATGCCGCCTTCCGCTGCTTTAATGGCAGCAGATGCCATTTTTTCAATGAGTGGTGTGATCTTGCCGATAGCATTGCTCACAGACCGCGAAATGTCCGAAAAGCTTTTTATGATCGTGCTGCCAAGTGATTCGATTGCTTTGCCGAGCTTGTATCCCACGAGTTGTTTTGCAAACGCCGTGATGAGTTTCAAGCCTGCCTTTCCGGCTTCCGGTACAAATTTCAGCAATGCGTTGACGAGAGATTTACCGATATTTACGGCAGCCGTAGAGAGTTTACGGGCGTTTTTGGATATTCCCTGCACAAACGATACGATCATGTTTGCACCGGCATCCACCATTTTCGGCGCTGCCTGCGCTACCTTTGTCGCCGCACTCGCGAGCACTGTACCCAGTGTCGATACAGCACCTTCAATCCCTTTAGCTTCAAAAGCTCGCTGTAACTGCCCTGTGTACTCCGTAGCGGTCTCCACAGCGTTTTTCATCGGCGTACTGATTTCTTCGTACACCGTAATGCCCAGCCCCTCCAGCGCGGATTTCGCGATGGTCACGGCGCCCTTGAGGTTGTCCTGCATGGTGTCCGCCATAGACTGCGCCGCACCGTCGGAATTTTGGATGGCTTCGGTCAGTGTGTTGAAATCTTCATCGCTTGCATTGACGATTGCAAGCAGGCCGGACATGCCTTCCTGCCCGGCGATGGAAGCCGCATACTGCGCCTGCTGGTCTTTCGTGAGATTTTTGAAGCCCTTGCGCATGTCGAGTATGACGTCGCCGAGAGACTTCATGTTGCCCTCACTGTCCGTCAGCGATATACCGAGGTCTTCCATCGCGGCTTCCACTTCGTCGGTCGGCTTTGCAAGGCGCGTGAGCGTCTGCCGCAGGGCCGTGCCCGCCTGGCTGCTCTTGATGCCGCTGTTCGCCATCAGGCCAATCGCGACGGCAGCGTCTTCCACGCTGTACCCGAGCGCACCGGCAACCGGCGCAACGTATTTAAACGTTTCGCCCATCATACCGACGTTGGTATTCGATCTGTTTGAAGCCTGCGCCAGCACGTCCGCAAAGTGTCCGGCTTTGTCTGCGGAAAGCCCGAACGCCGTCATGGCGTCCGTCACGATGTCCGATACCGTGCCGAGATTTTCACCCGATGCCGCCGCAAGGTCCATGACGCCCGGCAAGCCCGAGAGCATTTTGTCGGTGTCCCAGCCCGCCATTGCCATATATTTCAGCGCTTCGGCGGACTCCGTCGCGCTGAATTTTGTGGTCGCGCCCATCTCTTTCGCTTTCGCGGTGAGGGCTTCCAAATCCTTGCCCGTAGCGCCGGATATGGCGGCGACCTCGCTCATACCGGCTTCAAAGTCCGAGCCGACCTTTACGGCGAACCCGCTTGCAGCGCTCAACGCGCCGGAGACTGCTGCAACTGATTTCAAAACCGTACCTAACCCCTTAGGCGCTAAGCCCGAAAGTTTGTTGATACCCTTTTCAAAACCCGAGGTGTCAAGGTCGGTCAATATTTTGATAGAACCGTCAGATGCCAAACTGTCACCTCCTAAAACGCCGAAGCAAATGCAGCGGCAAAATCATCGTCGCGCTGTGCGTCGGTGCGCAGATCCGGCAGCGCATACGCACGCTTCGCCCTGCGCAGTGCCGCACGGTCTTTGGCGCTCATGCCGTTTTCAAACTTCGCCGTGCGAATGTGCATCACGCGTGCCATTTCGGTGTGTTCCCCGAGTGCTGCGAACATGGAGGAAAACTTCCACCAGTGCAGAAACGGCACGTCGTACAGATCAAGCGCGTACTGCTCCCGGAACGACGCGTAAATGCGCTGTTCATCGGCGGCAAAGGAATACGGGCGCGGTTCGTTTTTGCTCGCTACGTAATCTTCTTTCGGCGCTTTGCCGCAGCGGTAAAACCACAAGATTGCTTCAAAAAGCGCCTGCGCTTTGCCTTCCTGCACAATCGTTTGCAGCACAGGCATAGTCTGCGGGGTAAAATACAGCTCCAGCATCTCCGCAACACGCTGCTCATCGGTGCGCGTCGGGTCCTGCATCAGCTCCTCAAAAGCAGCAGAGGCACGGAAATCCGCGTTGATCGGGATCTCCGTGCCGTCCACCGTGACGCTTTCGGGCAATGTCTGCCACGAGGTCATTTGATATAACTTTTGCCGTTCAGAGCGCGCATCTGTTCGCTGAGCTGTGCGTCCGCCTCATATCTCGCGGTCACGAGCGCATCCACCGCATTCATGCAGCGCATCATATCGCAGGTCGTGCCGAAGATCTTCTTCGCCGTGCCGTCGCCGAAAATCATATCCAGCACCGCGAAAACAGATTTGCACACGTAGCGGATCTGCTCGCTGCCGCTCTTTTCCTTCGGCACGTTCTGCATCTGCTCACCAAGCATGAGCATCGCTTTTTCAAAGCATTCCACAGCATCGGCGTCCGCAAAGTTGTATTCGAGCTCGGTATTTTCGATTTTGAACTTGTACATGCTGCGCCTCCTTATGCAAACGTAATGGTCTGCCAGTCGTCGTCCGTGGTAGCCGTGCCGGCGACTTTCTCACCCTTCGAGCGGAAATTCCCCGTGTAGGTATATGCGTCCATGCTGCCGCCCTCGGAATCCGGGATGACGGCATAATCGCGCTTCATGGCGGGTGCGGTCGTTGCCGTGGCACCCGTTGCGGAGAGATCCACGAGGATCAGCGAGCGCACGGCGTTGCTGCCGATCAACTCATCGTCCGTGATCTTCACGATGTCCGCATGCACCGGGTCGCCCGCGTACTGGTCGAAACCGTAAGACGTGGACGGTGAATAGCCGGTGACGTCCGTCTGTTCAAAAAGCTCGTCCACATACTGACGGGTATACTCCTTCGCGTTTTTGGATGTAGAAACGTCCGTAAAGCCCTTCATACGGTGGTAAGTAATTGTATCGCCGGACGCTGCCGGAACACCGTAAAAGAGCACCTTTTGGCTTCTGGGTACCAAAGTTCTGGTATCTGCCATAATTCAAATCATTCCTTTCAAAATTCTTTTAAATAGAGCAAACGGCACTGTATCTGGTACCGCTGGACCTTCTGCTGCATGTCCGCGCTGATACAGTAACCGTTTGTCAAAACTTCTATTTTCTGTGCCGTACACCCGCGCGGCAGCTCGGGCAGAATGCCGCTTTCGCTCTGCATCTCCAGCCAGTCGGCAAGCTGCTCATAAAAGCCGCTCACCTTGAGGTTTTCGATTTCATCCCGGCTGTAATACTCGCTTGATGCGATGACAAATTCTGCCTGCCGCAGGCTGCTGCCGTCCGTGTACTGCCGCACAACGGGCTTTGCGGGGACTTCATCGACCGTATACGCGATCGGTTCGCCCTCGAGGTAATTCACGCGTATCAAGCCGTTATCAAAAAGAGGACACCCGGAAAGATACTCCCGGATGCCCGCCAAAACCGATATGCTCATTTTCCCGCCTTTCCGCCGCAGAACGAAGCGATGCTCTTGTTGAGCTCGTCGCCTTTATCCGCCATCATGCGCTTGTCCCAGTAGGCGCCGCGCAGGCATTTGTAGTTGTGCGCATTCTGCTTTGTAAGCCCCTGCCTGCCGCTGCCGGCGTTGGTGTAATATTGCACCGCCGCGTATGGCTGCACGTACAATACGCCGTCCGTGAGCACCTGTGCGGTGTTTTTCAGCATGCCGGTGTCAAACGGCACATACGGGTCACAAAGGCGTTTCACTTCGCTTGCGACCTTCTTTCTGCCCGTGTCGTTCAAATGACGTTTCGCTTCCATTTTCACAAGCGGGTCAAGCTTCAGTTTAATGCTGACTGCCATATACACCGCCTTTCAAACCGCAAAGATATGCCAGTGCGGCGCCATCACGGTTCGGCGGTTATCCCGCACTGCTTTCACCGTCACCGCGTGGTATCGGTGCTTGAGCAGTGCGGCCGCCGGCGGGTCGCCGTCAAACGTGCCGCGCAGCAGCATGTCGTTTTCTTTCGGTGCAAAGCCCTGAGGCGCGTATTCCGCGGGGATGCGGCACTCCGTGACCTGCGCGAACGTCATGCCCTTATCCGTCAGCTCCGAAGTGCTTTTGCTGTACCAGGAGCCGAAAAGCGGAATGGCTTTTTCAACGCGGTCGCGCTCATCGAGCACGAAATACGTGAGCTGTTCCTTACAAAGCTGCATGCTGCCCTCCTACCAAATACCGGAGTAGCGCAGCGGGTGCGCACGCGGCAGGTAAATTTCAGCCACGTCTATACGGTGCTGCGCAAAGTCTTTCGCGAGCTGTGCGGCATCGCCGAGCGTTTCGCTGTACCCGTCCGTCGTGAACGACTTCACGCCCGCCCGCTGCATCTGCTCCCGGCGCGCGCTTTGTTCCGCGGCGTATACGTCCGCCACAGCACAAGCCGCAAGCTGCACGTCATCGGGGATTTCTTCCGCACCGCGCAGTCTGCCGAACGTCAGCGTGTCGATATATGCGCATGCCGCACGCATCGCCTGCGGGAAGCTCTCCGCTTCCATCGCACCGCCGTATGTGCTGCGGTAGAACTCAAAATCGACCGTCCACATGTCAACCCATCGCACGCACGGCGAGCTCCGGGTAGATCGTCTTGTACGCGTACAGCACGTCCATGGAGAGCATCTCGCGCTTATACTTCATGTCATAGCCCTTTGTAACGCGCAGGGAAATGCCATTGTAGCTCGTGGTATAGCAGTCCACACCGGCGGGCGTAACGAGCGGACGGGTGACAAACGCGAATGCCGGGGCAACGAATGCCAGGTTTGCGGTGTGGTTGCCTGCGACCGTCACGTTCGTCGCGGTCGTAACGTCCTTCTTGAGCGCCGGATAGATCGGCACTGTGATCTCGTTCGAGGCTGCCGCAGCATCCGCCGTGACCACATACGTGTCGCCGAGGATCGTCAGAATATCGCCCTTCTTGAGCGCGCCGGTCACGGCAGTCGCCGCGAGGGTGAGCTGTGTTGCACCTGTCTTTGTGGCTTCCTTCGGCTTGACGGCGGCGGAAAGCGTACCGGCAGTGTGATGCTTGACCGCCTGCGACATGTAGTTGTCGAGACCGAACAGTCTGCCGATGGAGCCCTCACGCAGCGCTGCTGTGCTGCCGGACTTTTCCGCGTTGACAATCGCCGGGATCGTTGTGAACGCTGCATCCGCTTCCACGTCCCACACGGCACGTCTGCCGCTCGTCGGTACCTTGTTGGCATTGAGTACCTTGCGCACGGCGGTGATGTCCTCAAGCTTGCTCGGCGTGGTGCCCGGCGTGCCGCAGACATACGGAATGTCCTTGTAAAGTGCAAGACCATCGCTGTTGATCTTCTGGGCGAGCGCGACAGCCGCAGGCTCG